CGAGTGCAACTATTCTATCCGAAGTATCAGAAGTAATACACTCATTAACTATATCTTCTATTGCTGAGTCACATTCGGGAACTAATGATGTCTCTCTGTATCTTCGAATGAGCTCAGCCTCATTCTTGATACCACCTTCCATATCAACATAAGCACCATATGCTCCGCCAGATATATATCCAGCTTGTTGTTGAATGACTGGAGTGCCATCATCGTCAATAGGAGGCACAAACGATTTTGCCGTTTGTGTTTCCTTGACTCGTAACTCGTCTTTCTTCCGAGTTATTTCAAACCCAAATAATTCCATAATATTATTTATGCCTCGCTAACCGAGGTTATGTCACTGTAATTACTTGACTCTTTCCCAATGAGAATATGTGAAATCAACTGTAAACTCCTCTAATGCATCTACTGTTTCGTAATTTAATTCGATAGCAGCAATGTTTTTAGGGAACATGTTGAAGAACTCATATCTCGCGAGAACAGCGTCGTCTTTACCTAATTGTTCGACAAACGCTCTTGAGAGTAGGTAATCATTACTTGCCATACCTACACCTGAATCAAGTTCTTGAATGTCTTGTTGCCAAGCTTCGAGACCACTTCTAGCACTGAATTCAGAATCATTGATTACGGTAATTGACCAATCTTCGAATGTCCTGTCTCCAGCTAATTTGAGAATATGTCCTCTAAAGTTTAATGCAATTTCACCTAGGGTCGCAGCTGGTATATTTGCAGCCTTACATAGGAACTCAATCCTATTGCCTGCTCTAGGAATGAAGACTCTGAAACGGTTAGGTCTTGGGCCACCACCAATCAGTTGTGCTTTAAATTCATCTATTGTTGCCATTCTTTACTCCTTAAACTGCTCCGTAGATTTCTTCAAACTCAACCCCTGACCTTGCAGCCACGAAGTTAAGAGTGATAAAGTTAATACTTCTAGCAGGTTTAACAAAGATAGAACATACAAATTCGTTTCTATCAATAACACTATCCGTGTTGTTTGTTTCGTCACATAATACTGTGAAATCTACTAGGCCTCTTCTGTTCTTAACATCTCTTAAGAAAGGTTCTACAGCAGCTCTAAACTGTGCTCTTGTGAATGCATCATTGAATTCAAAGAGTTGTGATTTAGCAGCTGTTGCTATTGCCTTCTCTAAAACGATGAACAGCCTTCTAACATTTATTCTGTCAAATGCTGAAGGACTTGTTAATGCAGTCTTATCTCCGAAGAGAACTGTTCCTTGGCCGGGAAATGTGCATATAGGATTGATTCTTGCACTGTATAAATCATCTCTAGATGATTGTGATGGGTTAAATGCAAGTTTAGTTATTCCTAGATACTGACCTCTAGAGAATCCCGCTGGTGAATACCAAGGGTCTCGTAATAGGTCTGCTCTGGCCATGATACCTGCTGTATGTCCGTTGCCAGGCACCCAAACATATCTGTCATTGTATCTGTCATACTGGTATACCCAGCCTGAATCTAGAACTGCATAAGAACTTGAAGTTACACTTGAAAAATCAGTTGTAACATTTGAACTTTGAGTTGATTCAGAAGTGACATTAACGACTGATGCTTTTCTAGGTGAAGCAATTACCATACAGTCTTTTCGGTTTTCTGCAATCTGAATTAATTGATTGACGATAGTGTTGTGGTCTGCTACTATGTCTCCGTTAGAGGTTCTAGTTGAACCTGTTACTAAGAAACTAACATCTACTGTTTCGGAATCTCCGAAATTATCTACATATCCAGCATATTTTACTGCTGGTGTAGGTAATGTTCCGTCAGCTCCGTTTGCCAATGATGAGGATATTGGTGCTGAAGGTCTGCCGAATGCAGTGCTTCCTGAAGCAGCGTGAGTTGTCACACTGTTATTTGCAGCGTGAGTTGATGTTGAGTGACCAGTCCACCAAATCCATTTGGATTGATTATTGATTACAGTTTTGTAGTAGTTTGAAGCACCTTCTGAATTTTTTGCATCAGAAGCACAAGAAACAAATCCGTAAGATTCTAAAATCTCGTTTTGTTTTCCTGAAATTACTCCGTCTTCGTCTACTACGACTACATGAATCTCGTCTGCACTACCTGATACTGCTGTTGCAGATGCAGATGTGCCGGGTGCTTTATCAAATTTGTTATAAAACTCCCAATATCTGTGAACTTGTGTTGCGTTAGCTACTGCGGTAACTAACCCAGTTCCAGCTGGTTGGTTAAGGGCTTCTACGGTTATTGTTCCTGTTGCTTTTGCTGTCACTCTATATTCTTGAGTGTCAGTCCCAAACCTAACTATATCTCTAATTTGGAAACCTGTTTCAGCAGTTACACTGATAACAGTTTGTCCTATAGCTTCTGCTTCGTCAGTAGTAGTCACATTGTCATTGTAATATGCATCACTTGATGCACAAACACTAACCTTTAATGAATTACCGATTGCGCCGGGATATTTTGCAGTCCATGCCCCAACCGTTCCAGCAGCACCACCGTCTTCATGAGACGATTGATACCCTGAAAGGTTTTTAATACTTGCATCGGTGTCTCCACCTATGTTTGCATTGTAAGCTGTTGAACTGGCAACACGAACAACTCTTAATGATGAACCATATCGTAAGAAAGCCTCTGCAGAATAGAAATCCTCTGCACCAGCGTCTGTGTCTGCTGGTGTAAAGAAGGTATCTACTAAACCTACGCTATCTGAAACTGATACTACTTCATCAACAGGGCCCCATCTAAATGAACCCGCGAATCCTCCAGTTGTGGAAGATACTGCAGGCACAACATTTGTCAAGTCTACTTCTTTGACCTGAACGCCTGGTGATACTTGAAATGCCATACTTTTCTCCTGTTAATGTAAAAAGTTGTTTACTGTTTTATTTATAACTTTCTTAACTCTAATGAACTACCAATTTATTTCGTTTTCCATATCTTTGTTAAACCAACGGTCTCCTTCATCATCAACGAAGGTAGTCTCTTCGGGTCTTTCTTCTCCGAAAACACCAGCTGGTAAGACATCATCTTCTATCAACTTCTGTTGTTCGGCATACAATAAGTCTTTGACTTGTGTATCCGTAAGGTGATAAAAGTATTCAGTAGTAATAAACCAACTGAATAATACGAGATTCATAACCATATCATCATGGTATCCTCTGTCAGCTTCAAAGGAATTTCCTTTTGTGACAAAGGTCATAAGTTCTGTTATAGTAGCACGGTCTACAACTGTTAGTCGGGTTTCTTCTAATAATTCTTTAAGAGTAGAACAACCGACTCGTTTAATTTTTCTGTTTACTGTGACCCCAATATCTTCTGCTTTTAATAAACCTTGAGTAAAAACATTGGGATATTCTATATCATAGTGCAACTGATTTGCTACCATTGCACCTTCTGCGTTGTTTTCTATAATAACTAACGCCTCATTATATGTCCTTACATACTTATTTATAATATCAGGAAACAGCATGGGACTTATCATACTATCCCTGTATGTTGCAACCTGTTCAAAAGGTTTCGTAGATACATCAATTACGGTAAAGGTGGAGTGATCCATACCTCTTCCTTTTGCAACATCTACTGTGCAGATGTATTCATGACCTTCCTTTGGTCTTTTATATATGTTGACCCCGTCTCTATGCCATTCAGGTTCCCATGCTTTCATACCTAACAAGGTATCTGCATTAATAAGTGTATTTCCTGTTCCTAAGAAACTATTACCATACTCTTGTTCGAACTGAGCCTCCGAGGTATTTGCAATGGTCATTGCTTTCCATTCTTCATCTCGGTCTGGCACATCAAACCAGTTTATAATAAAATGTCTATATTCTGATTGTTCATGTACTGCAGATTCATATATTTTATGAAACATATTACCCACACCATTTGCAGTTGAGGTTATAATCACCTTTGAATCTTTACCTGATGTGATAACGGGATATGTTGCAGTATAGAATGTATCTGCATCTTCTACGAAAGCGAACTCATCTAGATACAACATATTGATTGACATACCACGAATTGAACTTGAACTCGTTGCAGCTGCAACTACTTTAGAATCATTTGAAAATTCTATTGAACCCTTGTTAAGAATCTTAACGCCGGGCTGTAAGAAAAATGGAACAGACTCTAACATGGTCACGATTCTCGCAATCATTTCCCTCGCAATAGCACCTTTGTTTGCAAGAACAGCAACAGTTACTTCGGGGTGAAATAAGAGATACCACAATAAGAATGCACAAGAAGTGATTGATTTGCCTGATTGTCTTGCAGCCAATACTACACTAAATCGATTATCATTATAATGGTCTATTAAGTCTTCTTGATATCCACGAAGTGCAAAAGGAACCATACCTTCGTCTAGGGATATAATCTGTGTATATGATTCAATGAAATGTTTAGGGTCTTTAGAACACTTCATATATTCTTCCAACTGTTCTTTGGTATACTGCTCTTCAACACCAGCTCGTTTAATGAGTGTGTTTCCGAGGTATCCTTCGTTAGTTGGTTTAACCATTTATTCGTTCCATTTCTTTAAATGCTCTTTGGTGCTTTTGATAGAATTCGCTCATAAAATCGTTACCCTTTATCTGTAGTTTATCACCATACAAATATAAATTAGCTTTGGGCAACTCTCCTTGGTTATAATCTCCCCACCTTATATCCCAATTAGGATATAAACCTCTAGTATATACTACTGGCCAGAATTCCTTTTCCACTCCTATAATCTTTTTTGCACCATATATGTCTGCAATGTGTCCTAATAAACCAATCCCACTTCCTAAAATACATACAATTTTATCTTTAAAATCAAACTCTCTTTCAAGTTTTGAAATATTTACGGTCTTGTTCCAGTAGTTTGTATACTTTCTTGTCATAAATCCAAGAGACATTACCCACAATGGGTGGTCTTCTGTTACTGGTGGTATCTTAGTTTGGTAGTCTTTAGCTATCCTGAACATCTTTTTTAGACTCTTTCTTTAAGAACTTCTGCAACTCATGAGTTGACCCCACATATAAGTGATTGTGCTGTGTTCTTACAGAATCATTCTCCTTTTCTAAATCCTTTAATTTCTTTTGTATGTCTATTAACTTTTCAGCAGTTTCAGATACAGTTTTAATTAACTGGCCGGCAACCTCATATGCACGAGGGTGTTCCGTTTCTTTGGAGAGTTCTAGTATGCCGTCTATGGCGTCTTGGCCCCGTTCTACAAGGTCGTAGAGGTTCTCACGGGCATACCTGTAGTCTGTTTCAATGTTCTTTTCTCTATCAGGAACCTTGACTAACTTGGTTTCTTGTTTGATATTAGAACTAATATCTAGAAGATCATCTAATTTTTCGTCTATTTCTTTTGCCATAATTAACTATCACCAGCCGTATCCTCAGCATATGTAGAGGTCGTGCCTTCATCATAAAAAGTCACCGTTTCAGCAACCACAAATGTATCGGTTGGGTCAACTGAACCAACAAACTTCAATGTAGTGCCTGCATCAATAGTAATTGCACTACTCAATACCATATTAGTTCCATTTTCAGCTCTAGAAACAATGGTTGGGTTAGTTGCTAAGTTTGTTCCAAACACTTCATCACCTACACTTATCTTACTATTTATTGCCGTAGCAAAGGTCACTGTCGTGGAATTGGATACTGCATTTGCAGTCTCACCAAAAGCTGGTTCATAATGTTTAACTTCTTTAACCAACCCTGAACCTTGAATTTCACTTGTAGTAAATCCAGTCTGAACTTGGTCATTAATATATGTTCTTTCAATAACATTTTTAATAACTTCTCCAGTATAAACTGGGCCGAAGAAGTATAACTTCATAGTAAACTCTAGGGTATATTCTATAACCCTTCTTTCTTCGAATGCACCTTCATACATATCTTCCATTGTTACAGAATTTAATATGACTGGAACATCTCTCACTTCGTCCATGCTGTCTACCATTTTCATTGCAACGGTATACTCGGGTTGGAAATATGGAAGTATTTGTTCTACTACCTGAATTGCATCAATAACATTCTTTGCAAGAACAGAAAGGGAAAAAGATAAATTATAAGGTGCTGGTTGATATTGGAAACCTCTCTTTCCACCAGTTTCTAATAGTCTTTTTTCAGCTCTTATTAATTTGTTTTGTTGTCTTGTTGAGTCGTATTCTAATCCTGTAAGTTCAAATGCAATCCGAGGTAATGAGATAGAAGTCACACTTCCGTCTCTTGCTTTTGCATCGTCTTGTAGTCTTAATAAAAACTTTTGCTTTGGGCCATAGGATATCGGGACAATTTGCTGTGTTAATACAGTTCCGTCTGATTGTGTTTTCTTAATGTAGATATTATTAAATAGAGTTCCAAAGATTGATATGGCTCTTTTAATAGTCTCGTTGTAAAAATATGTTCCGAACATTATGGTTCACCAAATGGATTTACTTCACTAAAGTCTAGATATGAACTATCCTTATCTTCAAATTCTTTATTCTGTGCAGAAGATAAATTGTGGAATGTTTGAGTATCTACTATCGCCCCAATCACTCTTGCAGTTGAAGAGCTCTTACCCGTGAGTGTATCTCCAACTTGTAGTGTCTTGGTGTTATCCTTAATTGTAAGTTTATTTGATTGTGGTTGCCACAAGACTACCTCACCAACTGTATATGTGACTGAATCAATAACCGTAGTTAATTCCTCTCCATGTGTAAAGTTTCCAGCACCAGTATTCATAGTCATTTCGATTGTGTAAGCTTGGTCTGCTTCTACCAAGTCTGCAGAAGTTCCAGTATCGAAATCTTCTCCACTGTATTCGAACAATGAACATCTCAACTTGAATACAAACATTTTTCCTAACTGGAAGAATGGGTCTTGGTCTTCTACAAATCTAATTTCAAATAATGACCCTGTTAATGGGAAGTATATAAGGTCTCCTTCATTGGGTCTTAATGCAACTGCAAGATTTGAGTCTAGGGAAATAAATCTTTCCCAAGTTCTTAATGATATTATGAATGTTGCTTCTTCTTGAATTTGAACACCGAATTTCGAGACTAGGTCTCCTTCTCCTTCGAACCCCTCCGTATTCTCCAAATACATATCAACACTGTATGAGTCTCCAAATCTAGCTTGGACATCTTCGGTAAATATAGTGTCTTCTTCTACTATCGTGCGAGGGAGATATAGAACATCATGACCATAGAATCGTAATGATTCAACGGTTAAGTCTTCATAGAGATGCTGTTCTGATTTTACAGCATGGTTAAAGTAAACATTCGTAGGCATTTAATTACCCCATTAAGTCCATGACAGGAAGTTCGTAGTTAAGTCGCGACTCCTCTTCTAATCTTGTTATCTCCTCTTGTGCCTGTGATTTCATTTCTGTCGAATCCATAGTCACTCCGCCTGGCAATGCAACTCCTTGAAACTTCGAGAGATTCTCTGCCCATTGGTATTTGACTAATGCAGTTGAATATCTTTTCAACCACATATCATCATAGATATCTGTCATGTCTGTAGGGTCAATCTTTCTAAAGCATTCTATAATAAGATACTCGCCTGCTACAAAACTGTCCATATCACCGTCAATGTATAGTCTATTCATATGTTGCTTATATCTAACAGGCATTTGACCTACTAAAATACTATCCATCATACTAATGTGTTGTTGCACTTGTTCGTAATATAAAATATTGGTTGCAGTTAAGTCATATAAATCATTTAACCTCATTTGATATCTAAGGTCAAACATGTTAAGATTGTGTTTATCGTTGAAAGGGAATATCTTATTTACACCCAAAACAAATTCGGGAAGAACAATATAGTTCTTTTGTTGTTTAACTACTTGATTAGCATAGTCATGAGTCCCAGCTACATTCTCTACGAATGACTCGTCTGTCTTCATGGTGGCGAGATTGTCTGCGGTAAGTTGGTGTTTTAGATAACATCTTATTGAACCGTCATAATGATACTCTTGGAAGTATTGTAATGCTTCGTCCAGTCTATCATCAAACTGCTCATCGTCCACATTAATATCAAGGACGGGCGCACCCAATTTCCTTTTTACATATTCTTTTAGTGTTGCTTTACTGTTCGGTTTTGCCATAATAGTAGTATCCCTTTCGTATACTACTATTTATACCTTTTCTACTCTTGGAAAAAAGTTTTATGCTGTAGACGGTCAAGTTTCTCGTCAATCTTCTGAATTGAAGATAAAACTCTCTCAAAATCAGCCTCAATTTGTTCTCTTGTTGCGTAGTCTCTTGCTATCTCTTCACGAGTTTTATTGACAAGAATGTCTAATCTTTTTTGTTCTGATAATACATTACGAATCAAAAACCCAAGAGGGAGAATGATTATAGTCATTATAAGATTCCATAAGATGTATGGTGATATCGTGATTTCCATATGGTTATTTATGGAATTCACTTCGTCAGTTCGCCGTCTTCTCCTATTTCAAACCTGTCCCAAGCTGTATCAATTTCTAAAGGTTCTGACCTTCCTCCAGTCAAATATCGGGTATCTGTATTAAATGCAACACTATATCTATCCTTATTGGTTGGATTAGGTTCTACCATATGCATCATAGCACTAGGGAACATAAGAAGGGTTCCTGATATTGGTCGAACTTCATGTGATTCACGCTGTCTCATGTTATGTGGGAAGTCTGAAACAACTTTTGGGTCTGTATTAATTGCAACAAAATTTCCTTCGTCACCTTCAGCATGAATATATAATGCACCACTATACCAACAACCGTTATGCAAATGTGGTTTATTCCACGCAAGGTGGTCATTAATATTAGCCCAAACATTACCAATAGTTACCTGAACTTTACTTAAATCAATACCATGAAATCGAACAATATCTTGGTTCAATTTATCTTTCATGACTCTCAACATTTTATTCCATATTGGTCTCCGCTCAACCCCGTCATTAGATTGCCAGCCCGTATATGCGTTAGATATTCTCCGTCCTACGGGGTCTTTGGCTCTCATGCTATCCATATCTGCTTTCAGTTGTTGCAGATATGTCTCCGTCACTAAACCTTCTTCAAGTAAGTTATACTCAAACAAAAAGGTAGGAAATAATAATCTAACTGCCATAATCAATCTCTGTCTATATTTTCGTTAGACTCCGCACCGTCCCAGTTTAAATCTGTTTGACTTCTTTGCTTCTCAACGAAATCCATCTCTAACTGATTTTCGTCCTTTTCATGCATAGGACATTCAGGTGGAGGTGATTCTCCTTCTTTCATATGCTGAAAGAATTTACTTTTTGGATTCCATATCTTAGCCTGTCTATATCCACCAATATTTAATCGAGAGTTCGGAAGTCCAGTTTCTTCGTCCACTAACTTTAAATCTCTTTGCCATTTTTGCATCGAATTCTCTGCTATTGCATGTTCATTAAACCAAGTCTCGGACTCCCCATAGAAGTATGTCGATGCCCATTCTTCTCTTTTAAAAGGTACTACCTGTAGTATAGGAGTTCCAGTTGGAATTATGAACGAGTAATCTACCCTAGGATAGAATATGATTTGTCCGTTATCTACGCCAACATTAAATTTATCGGTATCGATAACCCCTTGCCATACTGCAAAGTATTTATTCTGAAATAAAAACGGGTCTATAAACAAAACAGAATAGCCCGGCGGAGTTGTCATATTCCAATGAGAAGATATTTTAAATGCATCTTTAACTGGTGAATCATCAATATATTGAATAGTATCTGCAAGTTGTGCCGAAGGGTGTGATTGTGATACTTCTGTTATACCTTCTTCGACTTGCATTTCCTGACTACCGTCTGGCCAATTCCAATCTACTCCGTTTCTTACTGGAATATCCTTAGTGCAAACAATGTAATAACCCATTGTTAACCAGTCTTGCATTGCTGGACAAGACCTAATAGTTTGAGTCAATCTACCTCTATGGTCAATTCTGACTTTCATCTTCTTCCACCATTCTGGCTGATAGTCTCTAGCTGCTATTGGTCTAAAGCTTGCATAAGACTCTTCGTCATAAGTTCTAAATTCAATCGTTGGCATATCTTCTTTTCTCGTCTAATACTGCAATCTCATCTCCTCGTAATACGATTGACCGTCTGTCTAAGTATTTAGCTTTTTTATGAGGTGCCTCTGCACCGTGTGGTATTCTTCCGTCAAACATTAATAATCTATTTGGAACAAAATCAACAGAACCAATTTCAAGGCGATCCATTTCTTTTAAAATCCCCATAGGAATAGTATCTTTATAAAATCTTAATCTTCCACCAAAATTTGGGTTCCAAAAACTATTTGAGTAGTATAAAAAAGAAAGGCTCCATTCATCTTCTTGAGAAGCATCTGAATGACATGTTCCATGTTGTCCATGTGTTTGAGAATTGCCACCCATATATTGAAACCTAACCCAATCAAAACCAAAATCAGTTCGGATTTTTCTATCTAACCACCTCATTAAAGGTTTATTTGGATTGTCTCCAGCTGGAGTGAAGTCTATCCCAGCAAAATAAGAACAACCCCATAATTGGTGATTTGGTAAACCACCTCTATTAGGAATGTTACCGTTTACTTGATTATTTTTAGACCAAGCAGTTCTTCTGTGTAATTCATCATCTACATTTTTCCACAATGAAGTTTCTAGATAATTATCTAGAACATAAACATTGTTCTCTAATGGAAAACTGTCCTGAATATAGAAAGGCTCGTCTATAAAATGGACATTGATATTATCCAGCGTCATTTGGTTGTAACCCACCACTGCTTCTCAAATGAGAAGGTGGAGGCAGCTGCATTAAGTATTCCTCTAAAGGTTTAAGAGTATCTTCTCTTGTTATCGATATCTCTCTGAATACTTCTTCAGCAACACAAGCCAATGCGTCTGTATATTCCAAAACCCTTCGGGCATTTGATCTGTGTGGATGCGCTGACCCTTCACGAGCAGCAATAGAAACTTCTACTATATCATCAAAACCATACTGTTCGACTTGTTGATAAGTGTTTCTTCTAACCCCTTCTGCAACTCGACCAGCATATTGTTGATTTAAACTAACCCCACTTGGTGGTTCAGAATTTTCAATATAAGCTTCGATTGCGTCCTTTTCATTTTCAGATAAAGGAAGTTTTGCTTGTTCGTCAAGCTCTTTACCGTCTTCCCATTCTTCAACTTTGCATTCAATATCATCATATATTATAACTTGATAGTCAAATCCTAAGTCAGGAGCGTCAACACTTTCATGTCTCCACTCTAATCCATTTGGTTTTCTTATAAAAAGATTTCCGTTTTCGCAGTAAACTAATGCATTCATATTAACTCCATTATACCTTTAACATTCTTTTATATGTTTCATATACTTCTAACATATTTATGTGTTCACAATCCATGCCTTTTATCCATGGGCCACCTCTTGTATAGTGAACTGCATGGTGACTATTTAACATGGTTTTTTCATATCCTTCGGTTGCAATTTTATCATGTGGTATCTTACTAATTTGATTAGTCCATTCAAACTGGTGTAAAAACTGACCACTTGCAGTATTAACTACTTCGGGTGTTAATTTCCTACAATCTTCATGACCATTATTAAATATCATCATACTAGACCACAATTTTTTAGGATATGAAACATTCTTTTCTCCACCCATTTTTGTCTCGTCATGCTCTTTAAAATCATATTGAACACATGCAATAGCATGATCAGGGTCTAAGAAATAAAATAAAGACATAGGTGAATATTTCCATATGTAGTCATCGTCTATAAAGAAACTAAATCCTTCATAGTTTTCTAAATATGGAATTAAGAATCTACTGTAAGTAAACTCTGTCGATTGATTTGCGTAGTCCCTATTATATTCGGGAATTTGGCTTATGTCAAGTTTCTTAACTTCTACTTTGTAATCATTAAAAAACTCTTGGCCATCGCCACCGCTTCTACATTTATCTATTGAATCGTGTATAGAATTCTCTGCAATTTTAAATATATCACTATGAGAAGAATCATAGCCAAGATAGATATTAACTGGTTTCTTTTTACATAATTTAGTTACTTTTTTATTAAAATCATAAACATAATCTCTAAAATTTAACCCACCAACATTACTAGGAGACCATTCAATCTTACCGTCTCTAGTGTATATAGCTGTGAGTGAGTCTCCCTTTACTGTGTCTTTCCAATAATCTAAGATATCATCTAAAGTCATTGAGTCAATGTTAGGAAATAAATTTGTATAATCTGTAACTAAAATAGGAAGTTCAGGTATGTCTATTGTTTCAAATACCTTTGAACGAATCGAGCCGGGATGAATGCTTATCTTAGGTATAATATCGTGCTCTTCTCCATCGGCCCCAAGGTATTTACCACCAGCTGCAGTATGTCCTTGTATGCATTGCCAGAGACCTTCTTTTTGTATATTATTAATCAACCAGTGTGCTTTTGCAGCGTGATAATATTGTGCTTGTAATGCATTTTCTTCGTCTATATTTAACTTATTACAATCAGGGTGGTCACTAACAGTTGATAACCATTGATACTCATCATCTGTATTTTTAAAATCCATAGAACCACCTTTTACAGGGTGGTCGGGTCTAGGTTCTTGAGAATATCCTAAATGAAGGTATCTATGATATTGTAATGAATTATGATGCAACTGTTGATATCCCATCAACTTCCCAGCATCTATTAATTTTTTAACTTCTGACCATGGAACCATTCGTATCGGAGGTTGTTGTGAGACAACATACTCCATTATCTTATAAGTTTCTGTCTCTTTATACTTGCCCGGCAGAACGGGTGCATCGTGGGGATTAATAAAACTTATAGAACCTAAGTTAAATTCCTGAACCTCACCGCGTGACGGAGACCCGTGAGAATTTTTTACCTCATCGAGGTCTCTACGGAATGTGAATTTGCGGGCTTCCTCAAGTGTTTCTATCTTCACCATAGTCATAATTATATTTAGTGATTTACTTTAAGAGGTAATCGGAGTCGCAGGCCACTGTTGTTGTAATACGCCATCCCATCTTGGAACTGGTGTTCGACCAGCCCTTTGATAAGTGAATGGACTTCTATGATCATATGTTGTAGGAGTTTGACCTTGTCTAGCATAGGTAAACGGAGACCTATAATTATAAGTGAACGGGGTTTGTCCAGTTCTCTGATAAGTAAACGGAGACCTATGTTGATATGTATCAGGAGTTTGTCCAGTTCTCTGATAAGTAAATGGACTCCTATGGTCATAGGTATAAGGTGACCTATGGTCATATATTACTGGTTGTCTTGAATCTCTAATATTAGGTTCTTGAATGTTCCTGATATTAGGTTCTTGTTGGTTCCTGATATTAGGTTCTTGTTGATTTCTAATGTTAGGTTCTTGAGCTGACCTAATGTTAGGTTCTTGTGCATTAGAAGGACTTTGAGCATTCTTAATAGTCGGTTGTTGAGCAGACTTAATCGTAGGTTGTTGTGCCGCAACTGGATTCCTATAGGTAAACGGTGACCTATATTGATAAGTATTCGGCTGTCTTGCCGCATTTTGATAAGTAAACGGCGACCTATGGTTATAGGTAAACGGTGACCTATGGTTATATGTGCCTGGCGACCTCCAAGTGTAGGTAAACGGCGACCTATGGTTATAGGTAAACGGTGACCTATGTTGATAAATGGTCGGTTGTCTTGCTTGTGCGATAAATGGTTGTCTCGCAGGTGCTTGGTATATTACAGGCTGCCGTGCCTGTGCAATAAACGGCTGTCTTGCGTTTCCGATAAATGGTGATTGATAAAAAGGCATTATTCTTTCTCC